AATTACATATCTTACTGCCATAGGAAATCCAGCTTCCTTCAAATCATATGCCTCTATATATGTTGCTGGAATCGGATCTTCTAATGACCAAGCATCATTTTCTGAGGTGTCTGTTTGTACATTATTACCTACAATAAATGCTTCCTCAACGACTACTTGACCACCTAAAAACTTTTGTTCAAATCCATTATCTGTACTATCTTTAGAATGTATATCAAATCTTGAATCAGACCTTGATTGGAATTTTCCGAAACCAGTTCCAAATGCATCAATAACAGAACGATATGTATTTGTAGTATTAGATAATTCAAAAAATTCATCTTTGTATTTTTGTAAATTAATCATCTGAGTAGCAAGTCTAACTTCTGTTCGGTCTGCAGAAATATCATCAATAAAAAATTTATATTCTTTTATATCAAGTTCAGTTGGTTCACTTCCATCCGTTGGTCTATTTGTTCCAACATAAACCTTACCATCATCTTCTACATAAAATTCACCCATAGGAATACCAGTCAATTGTGGATTACTACTATGAACTATACCTGATTGGTCACCAACTGTTTTAGTCAATACAACTTCATTAGCACCTGCAAGTCGTCTATGAAAATGATACCTTACTTTATAATCACCACGAGTAAAACCAACCTTTCTTAAATCATTACCAGGTTTTAATTTTATATTATTACCATCATTTTCAAAATCTTCACTTACACCTGATTTTATGTACTCTCCATTCATATTAAAAATATGAAATCTTATATAATCTTCAATATGATTTCCAAAGGTAGGAAAGTGTGGCCCACTTTCACCAATAATTGAAGGATTATCTTTTTTTAAGAGTTTATAATCTTTTTCGTTTAATGATGTTATATCACGAGACATACTATACTAACTCCTTTATTTCCGTCTCCAAAACTTTATTTTTTATTTCTCCACTATGATATTGTGCAGATTTTTTATCGATTGTAATAACTTGGTCTGGTCTTTCAAAATTCATACCTGTATCTGGATCTTCAAACGCAAGAAAAGTACCAGCTTCGTTTCGTAAAGGTTGGATTTGTTCTAAAGGTATCTTTCCGAGTTTATTATCAAATACTTCTATCGAACCTTGTAAATCTACAGCGTGTTGTAATTTATTTTGATAATCAGCTCTATCTTGTTCATGTAGTCTTTGCCAAAACTCGTTTTTCTGTAATTCCTCTTTGGTATATGGCATTTTTTATCTCACTACTTTAAATGAATGTTTTTCATCGAAAAATTGTATGGTTTCATCAACTGTTCCACTTCCACTAACAACCTTATACTCTATTCTATAAAATCTTTCTGATTGCAATCCCTTCATCCAAAAGTTAAAATAATTACCTGTGGTATCACAACTTACTATTGAACCACTACCAAATGGAACAACTATATCCTCGGTATAGGCATCTTTAATTTGATAATATGTACTTCCACTCGGTAAATATTTTGCTGTAGTATATCCAGTCTGATATAAATCTGTTGATGAATATGACCTTTCAGGAAACATTTCTCTACCAACCAATCTAAATTTCACTTTAGAGTTCTCTTTATATTTTTCTCTTAGTCCTCTCATATAAATTGTCATATCTTCTAAGTTATCTGAAGTCAAAGGTGATAAAGAACCTGTGTTCCATTTTGAATCATCCCAAACTACTTCTAATTTAGGTGGATAAATGGTGTGTGTTTCTCTTGAAAAGAAACTAAAATGTCCAAGTTGAGTAGTGTTTCCTTCATCAAGATTACTATCTGTATTACCAATACTACCACTTCTCTTTATCATAAACCCTTCGTTTGCATATGAAGAACCACTATAAATCCAATTGTTAACAATACCCGTAACATCCATTCTCAAATCTGATGCTTCATTTGTAAATGATTGAGAAGCCTCATTTGTATATTGTCCATCAGAACCACTATACCAAGTACCACCTGATTGAGAAACTTCATTCCACTGAGTTTTACCTGTAGTACTATCTTTCCATTTCCAACTCGCACCATCTTCTATAACTGGATTTGAATCTCGTTTTCCTGAACCTTCATTCCAAGATTGACTAACAGGATATGCATATAAATTTTGTGAAGTATTTAATCCAGTAGAATTAGCATCATATAGATTTAAATAATATGAAGCGTTAGATGGTATCAACCCACTTTCAACTGACTCTGAAATATAAGTCAAATCAAATTTAATTAAAACTCTCGATACCTCAACCACCGAACCATCAGCATTCATATCTTTTCTGACTTCTAATATTTCATCAAGACTTGTATTTTGACTACCACTATCTTCATAAAGTGTAGTGTCTTTGGTTGGAAATTCAAAATAATGCATTTACTATCTCCCTTTAATATGCTATACCAACAGAATCACCAACTGACCTACCCTCAATATCTGTGTTTGGGTGTTTCAATTCGAATATACTTGGATCAAGTGATGGATAAATAATACCATCTTTTGTTGCGTAATTTATGTCATATATGTTACCTGAATATCCATCTGCTTTATTAAATTTATTAGTAATCAATAATGGTAATCCATGTGGATTATCTTCTGCAGGTGGAACAAGTGCACCTATACCTTCTACTTGTGAAATAACTTGTGCTAATTCTGCAACTATAATTGGTTGATTTATTTGCCATTTATCAATACGAAAATATTCTTTAATGGATTCGATTGCTCTTAAAGTTATTTCATTCTTATTAAATCCTCGTCTTGCGATAAAACTAAATTTTATTCCAATATTTATTATCCACGCATTTTTAATATTAATTGCGTCTGTTACTATTCTGTATTGAGATAAATAAGTTTTTAAATTTTGTTTTACAGCAGTATTTAATTGAGTAAGTTTTTTATCCTTGTCATAACCAAGTGTATATAAATTTAATGCCATAGGATTATCTAATTTAGTTTTACTCGTTACAAAATCTTTTGACCTAAGTTGTTCTATATTTCTTTCATCTACAAATATACCAGAACCTGGTGAAGTTTCTACTTGCATATTTGGAATGTTTAATTGTTCATCTGGTACAATATATCCTTTTGCTACTGCACCATATTTGTTACCCATAGCGTAAACTCGTGTTATGTAATCTTCTTTCGTAACCACTCTACCTTGTGCTTGAAAATGTGCCAATGCGTTCATTTTAACTTCATCAGCTGATTCTGCAGATTTACCACCAGTTGCTGGTTGTGGGTTTGTAATAGCTACTGATTCTTTGGTCGTCAAAACAGTAGCGGCATTTAAACTTGTTTCGTCTATAGTATAACTTATTTCTGATATATTATTTATACTATTTGCTGCTACATTATCTGTTATACCACCACCATATGCATATTTTATAGTAAGGGTGGTATTTGCTGGTGCTTGACCATATGCTTCAGTTTTCAAAAAGTTTGCAGGATCAAAATATGTATCAAGTTTGGACGGACTACCTGGTAAAGAAGAACCAACTGAACTTGGATTTGGTACTATTTCTTCATCGGGACTATCAGATATTCCACTACCAAATCTTAATTCTGTTGTACCATCTTGATTTATAAAAGTAACAAATCTTCTTGGTGTTTTCTTTAATTTTAAAATATACGGTACTGTATCGTTATATTGTGCCAAATCAGGATCATTTGTTGCATTATTTTCTTGGTCAATAAAAGTGGTATCTTGTGCTAAATATGGAACTTCATACCACTTGTTACTATCACTATCTGTTACTGATATTATTTCTATAATATTTGGTTTGGATAATTTTATTCTTGGATATGATTCTGCAGAACCAAAATCAAAAGTCTCTGTTTTTAGTGTTCCACTACCTAACTTTACTGATTTTTTTAGAAGATAAAGTGATGGTACATTGTTAGTAGAATTTACTTCAAATACTTCAATATTTAACGGGTCAAAAGAACTTGAAAATTTAAAATTAACATCTTCTAATGTTCTAAATATTGTTCCGTTGGTTGCAGTAACTTGTGTGTTTTCATTTACGGTAAGAGCATAATCCATATTTGGTTTAACATTTGTACCCGTTCCTGTTGCTGGTACGGTTTGGAAAACATCTGCAGTAGTAAATGATGGTCGAGTAACTTTTGGTTTATATCCATAAACTTGTGCCATTTCATAAATGGTTTTTCTATCTTCAGCATATGCCAATAACATTTCTTTAAATTGACTATCCACATAATATGAAAGGACATCACCTACATAAGATGCCATTTCTATAAACATCATACCTGGTGATGACTCATTAAAATCATTATATGTATTTGGATAATAAGTTTTAGCAAACTCTATCAGTCCTTCTCTAAAAGCACCAAAGTCTTTATTTAAATATCTTACATCCTTTTGGACTCTATTAGCCATTCTCTTTCTCCACTAATTATGTACCCGTAAGAAAACTTAGGGTTATACTATCATGAACCGTTGGACTCATTTTTAATGCAAATTGTAAATCTATATCCAACTGATTTGGTTCTATATCATTTGGATTTACTTCTAACTTTTTAACAAGAACATGAGGTAACCATTCTGACATAGCTTCTGCAATAACTTGTTCGACTTCCGATATCAATTCATCACTCATAGGTTCGAATAATACTTTCATCAAATCTGCACCAAAAGTAGGTTGTCCTACTCTTTCACCTTTGTTAGTCAATAAAAGATTTCTGATATTACTTCCAGTTTGTGAAAGGGTAGTTTGATTACCAGGAAAAAAACCATCATTTTCATCATGTTTCATCGGTAATCCTAACCCAATAGTTACATCAGGATCTATATCTAATTGTAGGGAACTTCTTGCTCTACCCATTTACTAACTCCATTATGGACGGAAATTAGGCCCGTTCTTTTTCTTGTCTATTGCCTTTAATACTGCTGAATAATCTTTCGTTAAAGCGTTTGTTACATGGTCAGGTACTTGGTCAACATTCACACCAGCTTTCTTTATAGAATCAACTGCTGCTATTTCTCGTTTCTTTTCCTTTACGGACTCCGTGTCTCCTAAACCTGTTTCTCTTGCTAAAATTTGATTTATTTTACTACTATCAAAGACTCCACCACCCATAGTTTCATATCCACCATCTCCTTGTGGAACTCCACCAACGGTTTCATTCAGAACTTTATTAAGTGCCTCGTTTGATGTATATTGAACCTCTTTTTTTGGTTTCTGAACTTGTTTTGGTTTTGATGTAGGTGTTGAAACTAATTCGGAAAGTGAAGATGAATCATTATCTTTAATAAATATCTCATTCATCTGTTTTTTAACTTCCTTACGAACTACCAACTCGATTATTTTTATTAGTTCTTGTTTTTTCATTATAAACTCCTATTCTTATCTAATAAATATTTTGTTTTTATCTTTATACTAATTTTCCGACAACTGGCCCTGCTGCTGG